TCTTGCATATACTCTCCACATTCAGGACATTCAGTACCTATGTTTACTACACGACCATCTATAACTTTCATTACAACTTTACTTAACTCTTTTTGTATTTCGCATTTGTTACATTGATATATTAGCATAATTATTTTTTTAGTTTTAATTCTTCTAACTCAAACTGCAAATGTGCTATCGCTTTTTTTATACATTCTTCAGGTCTTTTATGTTTAAAGTTTGCTCTTAATAAATAGGTTACTGCGTTACCTACATTAAAAGAAAGTTCCCAATCTGATACAACTTTCCTAGCTTCGTATTTATAATTTTTTCCTATGTAGTATTTTGGTATTCTTTTATCTTTCATATTCTTTTACTATTTTTTTAATTCCTTGAAAGCAGTTGTTTAGACAAGTTCCACAATTACTTGTAGGTTTGTAATTTGTTTTGTATATAGTATTATGTAACTCTATCATTTTCTTTTTTGCTTCTACATTTTTTGCTACTCCTGTCTTTATATCATCCCATAGTACAATACATTCGTGTATTAATTCTGTAGGTATGCCTGTGTCATTTTGTTTGTAAGGGAATAACTTATTTAGTTTTTCTTGTCTTTCATCACATCCACAATCTTCTGCACCTGCTACTTGTGCTATCTTCTTAGCTAGTTTATCTATTTTAGTTGCAGAAGTTATCTTTTTTATAGTATCTCCTAAACCTTTTGATTTTTCATTTAATTTCATTATCTAATTGTTCTTTAAGATATTCTCTTACTTTGTCTATAGTTGTAAACAAACTATTTCTACTTATACCTGTTTTCTTAGCTAGTCCTGTTAGTGTGTTACCTTCGTAGTAATACAATTTAAATACATCACGATCATACCAATATACATTCTCTAATGCTTTGTCTATTTGTTCTAGCTTTTGCCATTGTTGGTATTCTTCAGGATTAGGTATATTGTATAGATTTTTTTCGTTTGAAGTTTCTCCACTTTCTGTAATGTCGTATGTTATACTACTAGCTTGTGCATCTAAGTTAGTATAGTATTTTTTATACTTATAATAGTAAGGACTTCTAGGACTTGTAAAACTTCTTCTTAATACTACTGCACCATATCTTACTAAACCTTTCTGTCCATCTTTTTCATATATGTCTTTAAGGACTGTAGGGTTCATTTGCAAAAAATATAACATAAGTTCTTGTACTGCTTCGTTTATTTCGTTTTCATCAAGAGTAAAAGAGTAGGACATATCTATAAATGTCTTTCTACAATCTGCTACTACTTGATATATTTTATTCATTATTATTTTCTATCTCTCTTAAATCTCTAACTAATAATTCTAGTGCATTGTCAAGTAATAATTTATATGCCCTTATTGCTTCAAGGTTTCTTTTTGTTTGTATTCCTGCAAAATATCCATTAACCATAACAGAAGTGTTTATAGGTATAATCATTAACCAATCATTCCAATTACCTTTCTCTACATCTTTACCATAACTATTGTGATACTCAATGACAAGACCTAAAACTTCTTTAAAATTATTATATTTAGTTTGTGATGATATTTCTTTAACAAAAGTTAGCATTAGATTTAAATAATCATTTACTATTATTTGATGTGTAGTGTTTGCAAATATTGGTTTGTCCATATCCAAATATAGAAAATTAATTACTCTATATTCTTTTCCTTTTTTATTTTATTAACAAGGTCTTTGTAATAACTTATCTTTTCTGTGTAATCTACTCTAGTCATTTTTACATTTACCTTTGACAAATATTCTAATTCTTCAGCAGTACCTAAACCATACTTTGCATCTAAATACATTCCGAACTTATACTGCTCTCCTTGTCCGAACATATTACACTTGACACATTGTACCTGACAATTTTTTTCATCCCATCTTGTGTTGTGATGCCTACGAGATTGAAAGTGTCCGTTTTGTAGTTTTTTGTAATGATCTATCTTACCACAAGTAAAGCATTGAGCAACACCCATATCTGTAGCTTCTCTTAATCTTATATATTTAGAAAACCAACTATCTAATTCTTTTTTAAGTTTACTTACAGGTTTTTTTATCCCCATATTAACTTTTGTTCAAACTGTGGTTTTGGTTTAAAGTATAAATATTTTGCTACTGTAGTTTTTCTATTAAATCTAGTAGTAAATTCTACATCTGTTTTATGTATATTATATCCTTGTTTTTTTAATTTATATATTATATCTGCTAACCTTGTAGCACCATATAATTTTATAGCTTGTAAACTTGTAATATGACCATAATTTTTTAAATGCCATTTTATTGCATCTGTTGCAGATGTTATTTCATTTTCAGTTATAGTTATTGTTTTCATTTTGTTTTATTTTAAATTTATAAATTACATAACTTATAACAGGAGTTCCTAATAATAGTGTTAATAAACTAGGGTGTGGTTCTCCACATAATCCTGTCAAGTGTCTTAAAAAATCTATCATTTAATTTGTTTTATTTGTGGTTGGTAAAATTCTACATTCTTCTGCTTCAAAGTTTCTACTTTATAAATAGCTTCTGCTATTGTTTTTTTGTGTTCTAATATCCACTTATAAAAAGTTCTTATATTAAGAAAAGGATCAAAGTTGCAAAACCTTACACCTTGATAAAAAGCATCTTGTATTTGTGTAAAATACATCCTTCTAAATCTATTTTCTTTTTGTAAATCTTCAGATAGTATCTTTGCAAGTGATGCCATTGTTTTAGCATCTGCTCTATGTCCTAACTCTACTGAGGTCTTAGCAATTAGGTCTAATGTTTTTTCTGTTAGTTCTTTTAAATTTTCGTTTTCTAATGTTTTCATTTTTTAAATTTATATTTAGACATATCATTTTTTATTAATCTTCTATGCACATATACATAATCTTCTGTAGGTTCTCTAAATCTTTTACCTATTTCTAACTTACCACTATACTTAAAATAATTGTCTAAATCTATAGTATTTTTTTTATATAACTTTTTTAAGTAAATCATTTGCTTGTATTCATATATCATATTAAGTCCTTTGCTTTTTGCCATTCATCTATCTGTGCATCTAATTTAGATGTACCTAACTTTTTACTATCCCATTTTGCAGAATTTTTTGCCCAACGAGCAAGTCGCAACTTAACATCAAACGTAGATTGCTTTTCATATCTCATTTTAGCATTAACACGATCAGAACTTTTTTCTGTCCAATAATCTATAAATTCTTGCTTCATTTGTTTAGGATAATCAAAATACATAACGTGATTAACAAAACCTTCCCTCTTAGATATATTATTACTTGTAATATTAATACTTGTATTATTATACTCCGTGATTTCGTGTATAGGGGTATCCATCTTTTTCGTTATACCTATACATCTTTTTGTGATTACGTTCCTTAAATCTCTTTCTATTTTAACTGTTATAAAACCTTTCTTTTTAAGTTCTGTAATCCAAGAACTTATAGTATTTTTATTTACGTTATATAATTGTGCAAAATAATTGTTAGAAGCAAAACAAAAGCCGTGCTTATTACTAAGTGCAGTTATCTCTCCGTATAATAATTTAGCATTAGGTTTTAGATCAGAATACCTTACATTAGCAGGTATTATTGCGTAGTAATTTGGTTTTTCATTCATAATGTTATAATTTCTGTAGAGTAATCTACTTCTTTTAATGCGTTTTTAATTATATCAATATTTTTAGAAAAATCCAAATAGCTTGTAGGTAAAACATATTTTGCCTTACCACTTGTTATTTTAATCTTTACTTGTGGATTTGCAGATATTTTTATACCTGCATCTATAAGACACTTACAAATTTCTTTTCTACTTGTTAAAACAACTTTTATTTTTTCGCTTTCGTTAAAAGCATTATATACTTTATTAAAAATATTTCTGTAATAAGGAAAACTAGCATAATTTGTTTTATGCGAGTTCATATAATGCAATACAGAAGTACGATCCTTTTTTATTATATCTGCAATAGTAGTAGGGTGTATATCTTTAGTCATAATACCTATAACACTTGCAACCATTCTAGGTACTAAAATTTCTTGCTTTCTTGTTTTGTATGCTAAAGA